ACCTCCTTTACCCTCGTAAGTCATTTTACAAGGAACTGATCCAACTGAATCCCACATAATACAAAGTGAATAATCTAATTCACCTTTTTCTTGTGCATCCAATAGATCGTTAATGTAATCTGTGATTTGTTCGATATAACTAAAGTTATTATTAAACAAGAAGAATCCGTCCCAAGTTAATTCACCTGTTTCTTCATCAACCACTTCCTCACATTCAAACCCCATGATTTTTGAGTGTTCAAAAGACCATTTCTGTTCTGTGATAATGAACACAGGGAGAATACCTTTCTTTTGTGCATCAACAGCAGTTTTAATCAGTGCTGTTGTTTTACCAGTATCGGAGTGACCCAATAACATATTAAGGTGACCAATAGCAGGACCAGGTAGACCAACCGCATCTAAGAAGTCAGGACCAAGATCAAAAAATCTTTGTGGTTTATATTTTGCATCCGATGAGAACTTTTTCTTCAACGAACTAAAGTCTGTTTTTTTAAGTGCCATGATTTAAGTATTTGTACTATAAAATATAAACAAAAAAACGGGAACAATAAACTGCTCCCGTTATATTTTGTTTAATTAAAATTAGAATGGTAATTCTTCATCAATCTCAGCGTTTGCCTGTGGATCAGCAACTTCGTTGATTGATTTTGAGGTTGATGTTCCTCCCATAGAAACTTCAGAAGTTTCGTCGTTAGAGTAAACATAACCACCTTTTTCAGAATCCCAACGTGGAGTTTCGCCACGAGCGATTGCCTCAAGATACTCAACAGGTTTTTTAGAGTATACATCTTCCCAAGTTAACTCATCAGCTACCCATTCTGCCATTTGATTTTCATCTTCTGAAATCGGTGATGGATCATCATACATTACAGTTTGGATTACTGTATATGTTGCACCTTTTGGTGTTTTCGCTTTTGTTAACTCAAGGATTAAATCACGACCTTTGTCGGGATCTGTAACATCACCTTTAGCTTTCCAAATTGGAATGATTTTATCAAGGATCCCTTCTTGTTTGTAGTTGTGTTTGAATCTCCAAAACTTAACTCCGTCTTGTTCGTTATCGCGGTCGATAACTTTAACGATATAAAATTTACGTGCTTTGTATTGTTTAGCAAGTTCTTTGTCTGCCTCTTTTCCTGTTGACATCAATTCTTCATACACTTCATTAAGTGGTGAACGCTCGTTGTCATTCTTAGCAGGATCATAAAACTTTTGCCATTTTCCATCTACAAAAACTTCATGGAACCATACTTCTTTGAATGGTGATGATCCGTCTGTTGTTGGTAAAATTCGGAGTTTTCTTTGTCCTTGTTTTTCTGTGTCTTTTAGGATTGCCGCAAAATACTTTTTCATTCGGTCTTCAGAAGACATTTTTGAGTTTGAGTTTGTAGAACTCTGAGTGGATTGTTCGTACTGTGCAAGTACTGCGTCTAAAACATTTGTCGCCATATATTAAAAAATTTAAAGTTTATGATATAAGTATAATAGTTAAAAATTGTAATGTCAACATACAAAAAAATGTCTCAACGAGACCTTTTTAATTACATATTAAAGTCTGTCGCACTTGGTAAATATTCATCAAAAGAATCTTCAACGTCTTTAGCACTAAAGTTCTTAACATCGTCAGCAGTTAAAACATATTCCTTACCAGTTTTTTCCATATCTTCCATCTTATCTTGGAAAAAATCTGAAAGTTTTTGTTTGAATGGTCCTGAATCTAATGACCTAAGTTCCAATTTTTCTTGTGCAGTTTTAGGTCTCATCTTTTCAATTTGAGCATCTAATGCATCAATCTTAGTTACCAACTGATCCATTTCACCAAGTTTTTCTTGCATTTTGTTAAGTTGGTCAAATAGGTTGTTGAAGTATTCTTCTTGTTTATCAGCCATACTTGTTTGAGTATCAACTAAATCAGTAATATCTAATTCTTCAACTTCTTCTTCACCTTCACCACCAATTTCTTCTACGTCCGGATCTGTAGCAACATCCACAGGTTTGTTTTCTTCAGCCGGAGGTGCTGGTGGTGCCGGAGCTGCAGCTGCTGCTGGATCTGCAGGTGGAGCTCCTGCCGCTGCAGGATCTGCAGGTGGAGCCGCTGGATCTACAGGTGGTAATGGCTCCGCTTGTTCCATAATATACTTATTGATACGATTGTATCTATCTAATTCTTTTAATATTTTTTGATCAATTGCCATTTTATCCGTTCAATAATGTTTTTATACCTTGGTTGGTTTCTACTTGTATTTTTTTGAATGTCTTCATGGTGTTATCAACTCTTTCGATCAAACCGTCTTTCATTCTAACAGTATAACAATCACCTGTGTCGAGATCACAAACTTGTTTAGTACCGTCACCCATGTCTTTTTCAGAAACTCTTGTATTTTTACCCAAGTAGTTATCTAATATTAGTTTTGTGTTCATGTTATTTTTTTTATATAAATATCTGGTTTATTAAAAAGATACTGTTGTTTGAATATCATTTTGACTTCTGAATGAATCTAACGCTTTTTGGAACTTATCAACTAATACTGCTCTTCCCGCATCATCTAACTGTGTCCAAACATTATCATCTCTTTGGACTGGGTATTTTAAGACATAGTTTTTAGCTAGAGATACTATCACATCATTTCCTAAATTATTTACTTCAGTAACGAATTGTGATTTTATTGGCCCTAAAACACTAATTACATAATCAATAAAACTATCAAATGATGTAAATGATGCGATAGGGATATTGGTTTCGTTTTGTCCTCTATTGATACAGAAAAACTTTCTTTCGGTATTAGTCAAGAACGATGTACTATAAAACTCTTTAAGGTCAATTGTGCTGAAGTTATTTTGAAATGCTGAAATTCCTCCTGAATTGTTTACTGAATCAACATAAATGTATGTATATCCTATAAGAGTATAATAAATAAGATCTGGACTAGTACCACCTGTGTAACCTTGCGCAACGTATTTATTTTTCAATGTCGTATATAACACCCTCAAACTTTGCGTTGTTCTTTGTGGTGTTTCCACTGGTGTGTAATTTCTATAATTTGGGTTGATTAACGCGCCACAATCTTGACTACCAGATAGAGAATCAGTTCCACTAACATTTTGTAATACTTGTGTTCTTTGGCTAATGATATTATTCGGATCTGATTTTAATTTAGTTTCTTGTTCTTTTATTTTTTGTTGGATTGAATTTAATATATTAATATTTAAGGATTGTATGAATCCATCGACTTTAGGTAGACTACTAAATGATTGTCTTGTACCTGTAATTGTCGTTTCAAAACCTTCTTCATTTATTCTGTGTGAAACTTTAGTAACTAAATAAGGACCTGAAAACATTGGTATATTTCTCAAATTAAAATACATGGTAGGTTGCATCAAAGCATTACCCATCATATCAATAGAACATTCATAACTTCTATTTTTATATAAGTTATATAAAGAAACGTTTTGACTTGTAGACGATCTGTTTCTACCTTGATTCGCCATTTGATTCAAAGCTTCTAACGATTCCGATGTCGGTTTACCGGGATCTTGATTCAAGTCAAGTTGTTTGAATATTTGTTGGTTTTGTTGTGTAATATCCACATTGAACCCGACAACCTTGTTCGATCTCGCCCAATCTACCTTATTTTGTTGACTCTCAATTAAAGGATTATCACTCGATCTTCTTAAATCAAACGCATCATCTCTAAACCTGTAATCCACATTTTCATTCATATTAAGGTGTTCACTTGGTTTTGAGACATACATACAAAGATATTTTGGTGAACTATTTCTATAATCAACATTTAAGAATGTACCAAATAAACTATTCGCAAATTCCAAAGACCCATCAGGTTTTGGTATAGGATTTTTTTCAGCGTCCTGTACGTTATAGAAGTTAACATATGACGGTAACATGAAAGATTGGAAGTTATTGGTCTTAACGATTGTTTCAATAGTATCCAATAAAGAATTCTTATATGAATACGATTCGACTAAATCTTTTATTTTAAAGATGTCAACATAAACTTTGTCACCAACATCTCTACTCGCTCGGTCAACTAACATTACATCTTCAAATAATGTTCTATTACTCAAATCAAATCCCGCAATCCAACTATCATTCAACGCTTTAAATGTTTCCCATAGTTCAACTCTAGTTTGTTCTGTAAATTCGGCTTCTAAAGGTGCTCTTACCACTTTTGTCTCTTGATCAACATAAAAAGTTGGTAGTTCAGCTCTCACACTTGGCATTAATATACTAATTACGTTATTTGCATAGGTCAAACAATTTTGTAAATAAGCATCGTTTAAGTTATAGAAATCGTTTCTTGTAAGATTAGGATTGATAAGTTTTAGAGTTGCAAAAATCTTAATCAAAGGTGCCAAATTAACTATATCATTTTCTTCAAACGCAACATTCATTGTTGGGAAGAAGTCTGTTATGTAGGAACCATCATTACTGTATTTTAACCCTGAAACATCTGAGAACCCTACATATGTCTCTAACGCCTTCCACGCTGTTGGGTTATTATTCTTAGATGTAGCTAAACTTATTGATCCCCCATTAGTTGGTACTGTACCTGAAACATAAGGGTTGGCAACATATCGATCCTCAATAAACTGAAACGAATAGGAGTTAAATATTCTTCTATTAAATGAAGATGGATTACCGTATTTAAATACACAGTTGTAATTGATAAAATTACCTAACACGGTTTGAAATCTTAAATTTTGTTTTGTAGTTACGTCATTTAATAATAACTCACCGCTGTCTCCAACTGGAGTTTCTATCTTTAATAACTCCCTCATTAAACCTTGGAAATTTTTAAAGGTTAGGTCATTTGAATTGGTATCCGTTGAGGTTGGTGTTGCGAAGCTTGATGGTAGTGTGTCTTCGAAATCATAAACCGCTCTACTGAAGTTTAAGAACTCACTTTCAAATAAATCTAATACGCTCTTATCAAACGTAGTGAATAGTTCTGATATGTTGGTGTATTCATTAACATCTCCGTTTATCGAAAAGTTTTGTTGAGTTTTTTTATCGTTCAATATTTTTTTAAAATACTCGTCAGGTGAATTTTTTAATACTTGTGAATTATTAAACCAGCCATAATTGGGTGCGTTCCAATACAATCTAACGGATCCATTATACATAGCAGGATTATTAGATATTTCAGTAGTCATTACATTACCAACAAAACATTCCGATTTTGTTTGATTAACATCAACACCAAATGAAGGTAATACATAATAACCTGCAAGATCATTTGTCCTTGATAACACAGACCAAGTTGTAACTCTTAAAGTTCTTGTTGGGTTATTAGGGTCAAATGTCGGAGATCCTTCTATTTTTGATCCAGATGTTGTAAATAATTTTATTTTATCAGTGTTAATTAGATTTTGTATTGTTGTACTACCAATTCCTTGTGTAAAAGCACCTGCAACTTCAAAAGTACTTGTTGTTGGTGTTTGACTTGGTGTTACTGAGTAAACACCTGGTCCTGCCGTAGTACCTGAAAGTTGGAAACCGATTGTAACTCCCGTCATCAAAGTTCCCGTTAATTGAGATCCATCTGTTAATACGTTTGAATCTACATTGTTCACAATTAAGTATTTACCTCCTGTAGAAAAACTTGTAGTCCCACTTGTTGTTCCTGAAAGTAATTGATAAATACCATTACCACCATTAGGTCCTGTAATTTGTTCTCCTAAAGCAAAAGGTGTAGATGTAAAATTATTACTCAATAGTTGTAATCCACCATAAAGGAAAGGATAATTTAATCCCGAAACTGTTGTAAAATTTCCAAAACTACAATCTAAAAAGTTTCCAATAGTACCAGGTGGTATGTTAGAAACAAAATAAGTACCCGGTCCTGATGGTGCTATTATCGTCCCTGTTATACCTAAGGATGGGAAAGTAACCACACTACCATTCTGTAACACATTACTGTTAGTTACGGACAAAAAAGTAACAAAACTATTA